AACGTGATTTCATTTCTTCCAAACATCGATTAACCCCCTTACAAAAAAACACGGGGAAACCCTTTAAAGCTTCCCCGTGTGCTATGCAATTACTCCGCGTCTACAACGGTCGGTTTGCCGTTAAAATTGAGAGTGCAGCCAAAGGCGTTTACGTCAAGCGTAGCGCCGCCGAAAGACTGCACATCAGCAATGCTGCAATCGCAGGTAATAACCTTACCTTCAGCAGTAATCTTTACAGAAGTATTGCGGTCTGTGCCAAGCGCAAACTGTTTGCTTGCAATGTAGTCCTGGGCAGGATCACCCTTAATGCGCCGCCCGGAAATAGTCAGCGAAGGTGCAGCGCCTGTGGTTTCATTGTGCGCAAAACCTTCACCGCAGAGGAAAAAGAACTGCTGGCTCTGCTCGTTTGCATTGAAGGTCATTTCTTCAATACCTTTGCAAAGCTTGGAATACGTCCAAGTGCCGCCCTCATTACCGCTGCCCGGAGTGAATTCAGTACCAATTTCAATGGTATTTGCCCAAACAGGATTGAATGCCATAATCCATCATCCTTTCATATCTTATGCCCAATAAATCTTTACAATAAGAGAACCCGCTAGTAACCACTCACCGTTATCTTCTCTTCCGATGATCTGTGGCAGTGTGCCTGTGGAAATATCGTAGATTTTCCATCCGTCACCAGAAGGATAATCTGTTAGTGCTGTCAGTGCGTCAAAGATCCTGTTAAGATCTGTTGTTACTGTTTCAAGGTCGGAATGCTTTGCATTAATCGTACAATCAAGCGGTACGCTTCTTTCCTTGTCCATGAAAACCCGGTCTGGTGTTGAAGGCGCTATTTCACAAGTGATGCTTGGTTTCGTGGGCAACGCTCCGCGTGTTACCTGTGCAAACGGCTGTTGCTCGTTCATCAGACCGATAACAGCTAAGATTACGTCATTGATTACATTCATAAGAACTTCTTCAGCGCAATCTGCGCTTGCCTTTCCCACTGCTTGCAGTGCTTTGTTTTCGCGTAATGCGCCCACTTCATAGTAGCGTTCGGGTTCACATCTTTGTATGCCGTCTTTATTTCCCAATACTGCCGCCGTGCGTATGGTGTTTGCCATATCAATAGACCTTGGTCTAACTTGGAATGGATGTATGAAGACAGGATCAATGCACCTGTGTCTTCTTTGCAGTACTGGTTACAATCGTTCAAAATCTCCGTTGACAGCATTTCCAGACCATTTTTCCATGCAGTTTCTACACGCACTTGCACTTTGTGTTGGTCGATGTTGATTTTAACTGGCATCAGACCAGCCCCACTTCGAAATGATGCAGCTTGTCGGTATCATCCCTTAAAGCATCCACTGTCATTACGGTATATTCAACGCCGCGTATAGTAACGTGCATATCTCCACCGTTCGCGTGTGCCTGTCTCAGAAGTGATTCCCAGTCAAGCTTGGGTTCGCTGTGCCTGGAATCAACAAACAAAAGTGAATGTAGTTGCTGATCCGTGTTTTCTGTGGTTTTGCGAATCTCTGTGGTTGGCTGCACATGCACCCGCCGCACAGTATATTCGTCATAGGTCGGTTTCTGGTATACGTCAGTACCAGAACACACCCGGACTTCTGCTGTGCTGCGCAGGATTTTTCCTGGAATAGGCTTCAGCATGCTTACCACCACCACCCTAGCGGCATATCTCTTGCAGTTTGCACCTGTGGACTCAGTAAACCCGTCTGTTCAAGGTACTGTGAAACCATTGGCGCTATGAACTCAGCCATGCTGCCCTTATGAATGATTTCACTCCCACTTTTACCAGACATGGAAACTTTACCAACGGTAAAACCACGTTCTGTTCCACCCGCTACCGCGTCCAAGCCATTCACTGCAAAGAAGTCAATCTGCGCACAGATTGCTTTTTTGTACAGTTTCTGGATAAGCGGAACGAATGTATTTAAATTATCCTCAGTCACTGCGTAATGCGTCAGTGCTTCCACAACGTCTGTTGCACGAGCACAAAGCGCAGGGAAGGAAGTTTCGTCAGCTTCCTTCCCGCAGTAGACATCGGTATAAAAACTGTAATCTACAATTGCGCTCATGCTTTCACCTCATCAGGTTGCAGCAGCGTTCACAATGATTCCGCTCTTACGGTTGTTCAGAGCGAAAGCACCGTAGTAATACCGTTCATAGTACAGGTACTTGCCCTTGCTCTGTGCGGTCGGAGCACTCATCATGGCAACCTCATATTTAACCGGAGCGGCAACCGCTTCAGGATCGACCAGAATCATATTGATCTGCTTTGCACCGGATGCAGCCGCCCAACCGTCCGTAAATACATAGGAAGTCTTCATCAGATCGGCAGGTACTTCACGGATAACAAGTCCGTCAAGACGTGCAACATTGCGATCAACGCCACGAATACCCGTGCCAACGTCCACAAAACGAGTGATACCCGCAGCTTCCTTCAGCAGCTTGTAAACAGCAGGTGTCATGTATGCCACAACACGATCACGGTTTACCCTGGCATTGGTCAGCGCTTCAAGATAGCCATCCCATGTGGTCAGGATGTTTGCAGAAGTCAGAGCGGTTGTATCAGCAGTTACAAAGCTGTTCAGCTTGGCAGCAAGATAAGCGTCCATTTCCATTCATGTTCAATGCGGTTCGCTACACCGCATCCGGGCATTAAAAAAGCACCCTTTCGGATGCTATGCCCTGCTCTATGTCACCATAGAGATCAGACTATATCTTCACCCTCAATATTTGAGGGGTCTCCCATTTCGAAGCGCTTGCCCCTACTCCCTTTCGGGATAGTCGTTGAACCTTCGTGATATATCCATGTAAATCCGTATGCTTTGGGCGTTCTTCCTTTGCAAGCTGAAGCGATATTGTGTGCCGCTACTCTCATAGTGCCGTTTATCCTGTCCGGGTAAGTTTCCTTTACCCATTCAGCGGCGATCAACGGTCTTTCAAAAATCTGCCCGGTTTCTTTGCAAAGGATCGGTGTTCCTCTGAACGTTACAAAGCCGTTGGTTATTCCATGATTTCTATTCTCGCTTGATGTCACCCATTCAAGGTTACTGACGGCGTTGTTTGTTCTGTTGCTGTCTTTGTGGTTTACAAAGCGCAATCCGTCAGGATTCGGCAAAAACGCTTCGGCAACAATACGGTGTACCGAAGTTGTTTTTACTTTCCCTTCTTTGCTCAAATCAACTGTTTTATATCCGTTTGACTTGAGATTCTGGAAAAGTATCTTGCCTTTTATCAAGCGGCTTTTTACATGGCGAATATCGGTCTTTATGTATCTGTCGCGACTTCTCACTTCTCCGCTATCTGATACTTCATAAAGCCCTTCATAACCAACTACATCTTTCCACATGGCATTACCCTCCGTCCATTTTAGGATAATACCAATATATCACGCTTGGTTGCTGATTGTCAACGAGTGACGCTGCTTCTCGTTGAGTTTCCAGCAGTTAAGGAGAATTCAGTTACCGATTACTCATGCAACTGCCCAAAATTTAGGAACTTTCTGCTGTTCATTGAAAGTCTTGGTAACATTTGCAATGGTTGCAACAGCGTTGGTTTCGTCAACGTCCATGGGATCGATGAGGGTATCCCATTCGCGATCCATGTCAAGTTCGACAGACTGCCAAGCGTTGTTCCAATTGCGGTTGAAAGTGCCTGTAATCTGATCACGATTCGCAGCACGTGCACCGGAAGTAGTCATGGAAGGAATGTACATGGTTTTTCCCATGCCCGGCTTATAACGGTCACTGTTGTTTGCAGCCCAGATCTCGCCGAAGTAGGAAAGATAAGGATAAGCGTTTGCAAGTTCTTTACTGTATTCTGCTGCATAGTTTACCGGAGTCTGTGTAAATGCCATAATTCAATCATCCTTTCTTGTCTGGTACAAAGCCCCAGACCTTTCTAAAAGTTTCGGATGCACCGCTGCTTCCTGTAGGCATACTGCCTGAAGTAGGAGCACCGAAAGTCGGTTTTGCTTGCGGAGTCTGTGCGGCAGTGAAGTATTCTTCGTACTTGCCTTTGATCTCTTCAAGCTGATCTTTCACAGGTTTTGCAGATTCGCCATGATCAATCATGCCGTAAACGGTATCGAAAAACTTTGGCTTAACGTCCGAATATTCGTCAGAAGCACGAGCCGTCTGCATTGCCTTATATGAATCAAACTGATTCATCAATGCTTTGTACTCATCTGATTCTTTGATATTCGGTTTCGGTATGCCTTTTTCCCATTCCGCTTTAGCATTCTCAAGCGCGGTTTCCTGTGCTGCCTGTGCTGCGGTCTTGGAAATATAACCATCGTCCAACGCTCTGCCCTGTAACCCCATCAGCGCTTCTACCCGCTGATCTGCTGTCAGGTTCTCGTCATTGATGATCTTTCCAACCGCTTCTCTTGTGTAAATACGTGCCATCTTTACCCCTCTTTTTTACGGTCTAGAGTGATTGACCGAATTGGTAGATTAACGTCATTCCGGACGAATTTTGTATGAAAAAAGCACCCTTGCGGATGCTTTAATCAACCTTTTCTTTTTGCCGTGCGTTTAACGGCTGTTTTTGGCGTTTCTGATGCTTTCTGTTCATCGGTTGACTCTTTGTCTACCGTCTGCGCAGAATTGATCCTAGCGCCGCAGATGTGGCAATAAACACCGTCTGCGTCTGTGTATAACACAGGATGTGTACAACGCATACTATCTTCCTTTCATTTACAGTTTAAATATAGGTTCTTCTGAATCTCTGATTCTCTTCTGCTCTGCTTCATAGGCTGATCTGATATCTTCCGGTGTGTCAGGTCGCAGAACCATTTCAAAATCAGAATTCATTTCCAAATAATCATTCCAGATCGGCAACGCATCATTTGTAATCACGGATTTGTTCCCCCTTTGTACTGATTGTACCTTTGAGCTGTGACCTTGCGGATTTCAATTGATAGCGGCTGTGCATTTGTGCCATTCGCGTATACATCCGCAAATGCTTCTGCCATTGTTTCTGAAGCACCACCTTTGTATGCATAACCTGAAATTGCTTTTATCATTTCCATGTTATCCGTCTGTGCATACTGTGGTAACTTACGCAGATTGTCGCACGCTTCATGCAAGATTGAACGCGCTTCAGTGCAGTTATTCCACGCTCTTGTCCAATCTCGTGTACCACGCTTTTTTCCAGAAAGTTCAATCAATATGCCCTCTAGCGCATGTGTGGCTTCATGTGCACCAATTGATCCGGCTGAAGCATTTTTTACCCACCATCCAGATTTTACGCAACGTTCAACAGCATCTGCGAAGTCTTTTTTCGCAGTGTAGTATTCCGAATTAAAAGTGATTAACTCGCCATCGCAAGACATTACACCCCTTCTACTAAGACATATCTTCTTAAATGTTTCACCAACTTCAGTAAATTCAGAAGTAACGCTTTCAATTCCTTCTGTTGCTTCTTTTACCAAATCCAAATCAAGCTTTTTAACACCTGGTGTAACATCAACGCCGTGTGTATCTTTCATATACTGCTTATAACCTTTGAAATCAGTAACAGAAGATACACCCACTGTAGATTGTACCGCACTTGCAGCCGTTTTTGTCGCTTGTGATGCGACATTTTTAAAATAATCGCGCATGGCTTGTTGCTGCTGAGTAGGGAACAACTTTGGATCATAACCAAACTTAGAAGGGAATTTAGCGTTTATTGGTGTATATTCGCGGTTTCTGCGTCTTGCTCTGCCTGTCGCATCACAGAATGCGTCAATGTCTGCACTGGCTTCAAAGACCTTGTTTCGCTGCGCTTTAATTGTTTCCTGGTCTGCACCTTGCGCTTTCAGTACGGACAGTTCACGCTTTTCAAAACGCAGCTTGCGTTCAAGCGCTCTTTGCTGTTGACTTTCTTCATAGGTCTTCTCATTTACCTTTTCGCTTTGCGGCTCACCCTTCAGAGTAGAAAACCCTGGAATAAATGTCATGGGATAATGTTTGCAATTGATACCAAACAGCCCCGCAGCCTGTCCATATGTGGTTTCTGACTGTGCGTAGACGTGAACCGTGTTTCCGTCAAGGTCTTCAACATCACGCACCATGTCGGTTCTGCTGATGACTTTACCTTGCCAAGGATAACAAAGCGGTCTAGCGCCATTGTGGCTTGATACCTGGTACAAATCGTTTCCGTACTGCTCCTGCCGCTCCCAGATCGCCGCACGACCTGTATTGAATAGCGTTGTGCGGATGTCCATTGCAACATACGCTTCAGGTGACCAACGCCGCCCCGCATGATCAATGAACCCCGTTAACCCGTTTGAAACCATCCTGTGAACCGCATCATGCATTGCCTTATTCCACGTGCTAACACCCGTTATAACCTCTCCGGCTGACGCATTCAGAATGGATTGTGTCGTATTGATCCGGTTCACAATATCGCTAATAACACCTGTGTATGCCGCCTGTGTGCTTTCAAGCATCACGGTATTAACCAAGTTAAGCTTGTCTGCGCTCTGGTTGTAATAGGATTTAAACGCTTGCATTTGATTTGGGGTAAGTTCAGGTATGCTGCCTTTACCGATCAAACCAAGCGTTGCGGCTTGTTGCAGTTTGGGTTCTTCATCCTTTAATGATTCCACAATTGCATTTTCCAGTACGGTTTTCAAAGCTTCATCAGCACCACCAAGCATTGCTTGAATGATATCAGAAGATTCCTTTGTCACTTGCCCCATTTCAGCAAGCATCCGCGCCTGGTATTCAAATGAACCTGTAGGTGCTCTTCCATCCTGGATATATTGAAAGTGATGCGCAAGGTTAATCAGAATCCGATCTGTAACAGATGCGTAAACGTCAGCCATCGCAGAAGACATCGCGTCAATAGCAGTAGGATTTACCATCCGTCATCACTCCAAGCCGCCGAAAAGCTTTGTAACATCAACCGTGTTTCCTGTTCTTTCATCCATGATCCGCTTCAACTCAGTTTCTGCCTGTTCTGGTGTTAACCCCTGTCCGTATTTCTTGTCTGTCAGGAAGGTGTATTTGCTCAAAAGACCCGCACCAACCAACATTACACCTTCGTTGATATTAGTCTGCCTGTCCTGAGTTACTCCGTCATCAAAGGTTATATTGACGTGATAACCACCCTTTGTAAGGCTTTCAATGGTTTGACCTTTCCATGTCATACCGTACATGGTTGCAACGTCAATAATGTTTCGCACCAGATGTTCAATTGCAGGTGATACCTGGTTTTGAATCGTTTTGATGGTTTTGTAAGTTTTGCTGTTCTCAGAAACAACTTCTGTTGCTGTCTTTATCCCGGATTTCTCGTCAAAAGAAAATGTGTTAGCAGAGAAACCAAGCTGCAAACACAGGATAGACAGAAAAGCGTTTAAAGCACCTATGTGCTCTTCCACCCGAAGTTCAACAGAATTGTCTGATATCTTCAGATCGTTCGGATCGTCTGATGCTAACGCTTCGTAAACTTCATCAGAAGGATCAAAGTATCTCCGCAAAGCACCTGTTGTGGGATCTGCAACGGTTCGCACAGCACGTGCAGGAACAATAATGCGTTTCTTTCCTAACCGGAACTCACGCACGAACGAATCATAACAGATATCCAAAGCATGCAGCGTTTCAAGCGCATTACCGTATACACTCATGCCAAGCGGGGAATTATCGTCAAGGTTATTCGCTATAGGTGTACGCCAATAACAGAACAGGCTTTCGGATGCAGGAACAATGGTTTCTTCCTGCAAGAACGGGTACATCTCTGCAAGGGGAACGCGGATGCCAAGAATGTCCTGTGAATCCCCATTGTTTCCCTTCTGCATCTGTGCGCGGTACAGTTCGTTTTTAACTGTGTATGTCGTTCCATCCCACAAATGCCATTCAAGGCGGGTATAGTACCATCCCTGTTTTGCAACACGTGAGATGAACACCGCGTCATACACTCGCGCGTTATCCCAACTGATAGGCACAAACTGGTC